TCACTTTGTCGGCATGGCGTCCTTATAGTCCGTCAGTTCCATCGGGGAGGTGAGAAGCTCCACCTCCCCGGCGGTCAGCTCCGGCTTTTTGTCTTCCGGGTGTTTCAGGTTGTGGACGAGGATGGGCTGGTTGCACAGAAGGGTAATCAGCCACACGATCTCGTCCAGAGCCATCTCAAAATTTTCCGCTTTCATCAGCTTCTCGCCCAGGTTCTCCAGCCCGCCGTAGCGTCCGGCGATGGCCTTGGTCGCCCTGGTGGTCAGGAGCATTTCGTATTCCTGCCCGCCGATATTGACAGTAGCTGTTCTTTCATCCATATCTCAAAACCTCCTATTACCCTTCGCCGCCTGGATGCATTCCGAAGGGATGCGGACATCTACATCATCAACCGGGAGAACATCCAATGGATGGTGGAGAATGTCCCCTTTGAATTTGACGCCATCGTGGTGGACGAGCTTTCATCCTTCAAAAACTGGAACAGCAAGCGGTTCAAATCGTTGATGAAGGTGCGCCCCAGGGCAAAGCGCGTCATCGGCCTTACGGGCACCCCGTCCGGGAACGGGCTGATGGACCTATTCGCTGAGTTCAAGGTGCTGGATATGGGACAGCGGCTGGGGCGGTTTATCACCAAGTACCGCCAGGACTATTTCCGGCCGGATCGGATGAACGGGCAGATGGTGTATTCCTATAAGCCCCTGCCGGGAGCGGAGAAACGGATCTATGACAAGATCTCCGATATCACCATTTCCATGAAAGCCGCCGACCACCTCAAAATGCCGGAACTTGTAAACAGCGAGTACCGGGTGTATATGGAGGAGCCGGAACAGGCCATTTATGATGAGATGTGCGAGGATTTGGCAGCGCAGCTTGACAAGGGCGAGGTAACGGCAGCAAATGCCGGAGTGCTGTCCGGCAAGCTCTCCCAGATGGCAAACGGGGCGGTCTATACGGATAACGGGGATGTGGAACATATCCACGATCAGAAACTGGACGCATTGGAGGACATCATCGAAAGCATGAATGGAAAGCCCCTGTTGGTGGCTTACTGGTACCAGCACGACCTTGACCGTATCGATGTCTGGACGGTGGGCCGGCACCGCCTTGTGTGCGGGGACGCCACTTCCGCCGAGGATGTGGCGAAGCTGATGGAGGGCAGGAAGCCGTCCTATGCGGATCAGACATCTGACACAGCGCGGAGTAGAAATCAGTCGTACTCCGGGTGTATTCGCCCATCTGCAGGCAGTAGCTCCTGTAGGCGTTATAAAACTCCCCGGATTTTGCTTCAAAATCGTCCCCTACCTCACAGCAGTCATCCAGAAAGTGGGCCAGCCAGTCGTTGTTCTCCTTGTATTTCTGGATGGCGTCCTGCACCACCCTGGGCTGGACGATTTTGTAATCGCTGGCAATGACGCGCTTTGCGCCCTCGATGATCCACGAAAGCACCGCTCCGCCCGCAGTTTTGAACAGGAAGTCCGAATAGTTCTTGATGTCTGCTTTTCCCTCGATCTTGGCGTTGAAGGGGATCACAATGAGCCGCCGCCAGGTACCCTGGTCAATGGCCCCGACCCTGGGCAGGTGGTTGGTATACAGCACCAGCGTGTGGGTGGGGACATAGGAGAACGGCGCCTTGTACTTTTTCTCCGCATAGATCTCATCTGTGGAGCAGAGCTGCTTGACGTTGGAGGTGTTCAGGCGCATCCCTTCCTCCAGTTCGGCGGCGATGATCATCCGCTTACCCTTGGCTTCCGCCAGTTCCGGCTTCACGTTGCGCTTGCAGCCCACGGTCAGAGTGTCTGCGGACATATTGCCGGAGTAGGTTCCAAGCACACGAGCGATGGTGTTCCAGAAGGTAGATTTGCCGTTCCTGCCCTCACCGTAGGCAATGACCAAGGCTTCAATGTAGACCTTGCCGATGGCTGCAAGCCCCACGATCTCCTGCACATAGCGAATCAGGTCGACATCTCCCTGGAAAAAGGTCTGGAGGGTGTCCTCCCAGACATCCATACCGTCTCCGGACGGGTCCACCGCCGTCTGCTTCGTGATATAGTCCTGGGCGTTGTGTTCCCGAACAGCCCCCGTCCTCAGATCGCAGGTCCCGGACGGCAGGTTCAGTAAAAACTCATCCGCATCCAGGACACGCTGCTCGATCTGGATCATTGGGCGGGCTTCCTTTAAAGCCGCCGAGATGTATTTGGTATCCCGGCGCTTGATGGCATACTTCCGGTAGGCTTCCGCCCGCTCATACTTTTCAAAGGAGCGCCGCTGGGCTTCATTGAATGCCGCCATCGCTTTCTTGGCGCCCATCGCCGCGAGCATGGCCCATGCGCCATTATCCGACATCTCCTTCATACACCGCTGTATCTCGGTTTCCGCCTCTTCAAGCTGTCTCGCGGTCAGCTCCTGGGCAATACCCTGGGCGTTGGGCTGGGATTCTTCCCAGAACGAGCCATTGAACACGATGTAATCCGTAGCCGGGGAGAAGCGGAGCCGATCCATGTACTCCCTTGACAGCACAATGGCCTGTCCCACATCCGAGAAATCCTCTGGCATGAGCAGGAAGTCCTGGTTATACTGCTCCGGCGGGATATAGCCCTCCTGGGCAGCTACTTTCGCACCGAATTTCACGGCGCTGCCCCAGATGCCCGCAAGCTCCGCGTCATCCAGCGGAGGGCTGCATTTTTCCGCTTCCTTCAAAAACTGCTTATGGGCTTCCTCGGTGTTGCCCAGACGCTTGATGACCCGGCCGGCGTAATGGGACATGGTCTTGTTCCTGGAACCTTCCGGGATCTGCCCCTGCGCCGCGTCCCACTCCGCAAAGCTGTCTGCCAGGAACTCATCAATGGTAATCTCGCCGTCATATACCTCGACCGCCGCATTCTTTACCCCAAACAGGAACCGGGCACTGTCCTTGGCCCCGTCATCGAAATAAGGGTAATCGGCAATCAATCTGTCTTTCCATGAGCTGTAAATCTCTGAATTTGTTGTCTCCGTGCAGATAAAATACACATGGAACCGGGGCCTGGGGCCGCGTTTTCCTTTCTGCTTCATGTGGCTCTTGCTGTAGACAAAAATCATCCCCACGCCCGGAAAATCCATCGCCACATCAAAGGGCGTGAGCCAGTCGTCCGGGTCGTCCGAGTGGTCGTTATCGCAGTCCATCGGCAGGCAGTCCGCTTTCAGGAAATTGTCCACGCTGCGGTAGTTCTGCTTATATGCTGCGCACACATGGTCGAAGGCTGCAGCCTGCCGCATGGTGTCCGCATCCGTGACCGTCACGGGATTCGGATACACGCAGTTTGACCGGCTCCCCACCGTCACGGCGTCATAAATTGTCATCTGCATTCCGTTTCCTCCATATCCTCCGTAAAATAACGGATCTTCATATTTTTCTGCTTTGCCTTTCCAATCTCCCGGCGCATCCCGTCGGACACCTCGCCGCCGAACACCCAGAGCTGCTCACACTTGCCCAGCAGCACCAGATCCATAAAAATCGCCAGCTCCCGTTCCGTTTCTTCCGATAAGAACTGCGGGAACAGCAGATGCGGTGCAATGGGGATCGTGCCGGCGTCTGCGGCAAACCGGCTGTACCGCCTTGCTTTTTCGGTATTGCACTCTGTGTCCCCGGAGTATGGGGAGCAGATATACACCAGCGGCCGGTATCTCGCCGCCTTTTCCTCCTGGGTAACTTTCGTGAGGGCTTCATAGGCCGTCGGGTCGTAGTAGCCTTCGCTGTTATATCTGCTAACTCCCATACACACCCCTCACCTGATACCGCTCGATCAGGTCATCCCGTCCGATGCTGACCAGTCGCTCGTAGCTTTTCTGCCTGTCTGCGTCACACTGCGCCGTGGTCTTAAAAAACGGGCAGTCCTTCCCGTGGAAGTCATTGTCACCCAGGCAGACGCACACGCCGTCCTTATTGGCAAAGCAGTCCCGATGCGCCGTGCAGCGCGGCAGACCTTTTGATTTCGCTGTTCCCATAGCTTTTTCCGTCCTTTCTCTGAAAATTGAGCGGCTTACACCTCTCTAATTGTGAAAGGACAGAAATCCTCCGTTTCAGCGGTGGATATTCAAACTTTTCAAAACTCCTGTGACTGACCTTTTATTTTTATATTGACAATACAGTATGACATACAGTATAATAACATTAGGAGGTGACGCTGATGGGAGAAGAAAAAGATTTATTATCCTCTTTGCTTTTGGAGCTTCGCAGAGGCACACTGACAATTAGCGTACTCAGCCAGATGAAAGAACCGAAGTATGGGTATGCTTTGGTACAGAGCTTGGAAGAAAAAGGCGTTGCCATTGACCCCAACACCTTGTATCCTCTCCTTCGCCGGCTTGAGAATCAGGGGCTTTTGGAAAGCAAGTGGGAAACCGGTGGCGCAAAACCGAGAAAATATTATCAGCGGACAAAATACGGAACAGAAATTTATGAGAAGCTGAAAGCATACTGGCAAAACTTATCCGCCGGAATGGACCGGTTATTAAGGGAGGAAGAATCATGACGCCAAATGAAAAAGACTATATGGATCGATATATTTACCAGGTAATCCGTCGGCTTTCCAAAGCTCAGCGAGATGAAGTGCGTATGGAGCTGGAAGAGCTGATCAGCGATATGTATACGGATAAAGGCTCTATGGAAGAGGCGCTGACTGAACTCGGCGATCCTGCTGAATTTGCAAAACAATATCAAGACGACCAAAGATATTTGATTGGCCCGGAATATTTTGACACCTATCTGTGGTTTGTTAAGGTTGTCATAGTCTGTGCTGCCATACCGATTTTGCTTATTTCTCTGATAAATGCCATAGGAGAAATGCCTGCGATTACTGCACAGAACTCTGCTTCTGTCATTATCCGAGCCATTGTAGATGGTCTAATCACCGGAATTACTGATGCTATTCTGTCCTGCGTGTCCGCATTCGGTGCGGTGACCTTGACTTTTGCCATTATGGAGCGGAAGAAGGTTCAATTCGAGCTGAAAAAGGAAGAAAAATGGTCCTTAGAAAGTCTGTCGGGAGAAGGCAAAACTCCAACTTCCCGCTCCCGTTGGACGCCAAAATTTTTAGAGCCTGTACCCGATAAAAAAGCAATCATAAGTCGGGGCGACAGCGTTGTAGGCATTATATTTATCGTTATTTTTAGTGTGCTGCTGATTTTTGCTCCTCATTTCTTTGCTGCGTTCTTTACAGAAGGCGAAACCGTAATGACCGTACCTATTTTTAATCTGGAACAGTGGGGCATCGTTCTTCCCGTCTTTATACTAAGTCTGCTGATTGGTCTTGCAGACGAGATATTACGCTTGATTGTCGGAGTCTACTGCAGACTGGTAATGATCAGTAATATAGTGTGCGGAGTACTTCAAATTGTATTGAGCATCATTGTACTAAAGGTCTTACCCATTTGGAATCCGAATTTTGTACTTGAGATTGAACAGGCGTTGGGCGATCATGCAGATTCAGGAGCAAGATTTCTCACTTACTGGAACGCTGATATGGTGTCCAACGGGTTTCTTGCTTTTATTGTTGCAATTACCCTATTCGAGATTGGCGTAACAATTTATAAAACGCTCCGTTATGGTGTTGCCGTCAAAAGCAACTAAAAAAAGAGGCTATCATGTCTTGGAAAATGAACAGCCCCAGATTGTGCGGACAGCACAAAAAAGAGCCCTGGTAGGAAATATTGAGTTTTAGGCGGAGAGGCGACGCGCTAGCGGCGCCTCTCCTGTTTTCAATTGGATGCGCTCGTGGTTGTAGAAGTGAATATAGCTGTCGATCATCTCATTGGCTTCAGAGAAGGTAGCCGGTTTACGGCGGTAGATGCACTCTGTCTTGAGGATGGAGAAGAAGTTCTCTGCCATGGCATTGTCATAAGGATTTCCCCTCCTTGACATGGACGGCGTAATGCCGTATTGTTTAGTCAGCTGGAAATATGCATGGGATGTGTATTGAAAGCCTTGGTCGCTGTGGAGCTGCAACTCCGCAGCGGCCCTCTTTTTCTCCCGCTTCATGGCCAGACGAATGGTGTCCAGAACCAGGTTCACCGTCTGCTGCGTTGCAGTTTTATAAGCTACGATGCTGTTGTCATAGAGGTCCCGGATCATGGACAGATACAGTACGCCCTGCTTGGTATGGATGTAGGAGATGTCTGTTACCCATTTACTGTTGGGCCGGTCCGCATGGAACTGCCTGTTCAGCAGATTCTTGTACTTGTGTACCTGCTGCCCCATCTGCTGCCATTTCCTGCGGCGGCGGATCTCGGACAGCAGATCATATTTCTGCATGATCCGCAGCACGGTTTTAGGATCGCAGAAGATATCCTGAGTTTTCAGCCACAGCCACATCCGCCGGTAGCCGTAGGTGCGGAAGCTGCGTTCCCGCTGCTGTGCGATGAGCCCCGCCAGAGCCGCATCCTTTTCCGGCTTACCCAGGCGATGGACGAAAGCATAGTAGCCGCTTCTGGATACTGCGAAGAATTTGCACATGACGGCCACGGGATACTCTGTTCTGTGACGATAGATGATTTGATATTTTACCCTTGGTCTCACTTCCTTCCTGTGCAGCGCAGAAAATCCCGCAGCAGTTCGTTCTCCATACGCAGCCGCTGGATCTCATAGGCCTGCTCCGCCACGATATCTCCTGGTACTGCTTCTTTTCTCGGCCGGCCTTTGGGCCTTGGAAGGATTCCTGCTTCCAGCTTGCGTTCTTTTCTCCGCTCACGCTCAAGCAGCCCTTTTACCACCTTTTTATCTGGAAAACCGTAGTATCCCGCAACTTCCCGCTGGGTTCTCCCCGCCGCCAGCATTGCCCTGATCTCGGGCAGCAGCGCTTGCACATGTGTGTAATTCCGTTTCTTCATGATAAGACCCCCTGTTGTAGTCTATTTTCCTACATCAGGGGGCCTTTTGTCACTGTCTATTTTTACTGGACCTGTTCAAAACATGATAGCCTCTTTTTTTAGTATGCAAAGATTTATAAATCGTTAAATTTTAATGGTTTCAAATATCAGATTACATTCATCTGCGTTTTCACACCACAGCTAACTTTGTTCAAAAAAGCACCGCTAAAAAATGCCGTCCTTGTCCTTTCAGAAGTGAGAGGCACAGGGACGGCAAAATTTTTCTCCGCTGAAAAATCCCGGTTCTGTCCTTTCAGAGACAGAGGGGCAGGAAAGCCGCTCAGAAACGGAGGTGCTGCGGATGCAGGAAAACACGGAGACAACCAGAGACAGGCAGCTTGACGAGGAACTCGCCGATGTGCTGATTGCCATCAGCGTGATCGCGAAGCGTCTCGCCAGAAAACTGCAGGCCATCAACGAGGAAGGAGGAACGCCGGATGGGGAAAATGAGCGACCTGGACTTACAGATTAAAGAGCTTCGCTCCTGCGGGGAGACCATCATCGGAATCGCCAATACGCTGGCAGGGATGTTTTCTTCCGGGACAGCGGAGGATACGCCGCCAAAGGCAGGCCCCAAAGAAAAGCCGAAAACACCCGCCTTTGAAGAGGTGCGCCATCGCATGACGGTAATCGCCCAGGCTGGGTACTCGGCAGAGGTAAAAGCCCTCATCACAAAGTACGGAGCGCGGAAGCTGTCAGACATTGATCCTTCCAGGTATGAGGAGCTTCTAAAGGAAGCGGACGCGCTCGGAAAGCCGGAGGCGGGAACCGATGGGTAAGCATTCTTTCCTTTCCGCTTCCGCAAGCCACAGGTGGATCAACTGCCCGCCGTCGGCCCGGCTCTGCGAGGAGTATGCGGACAGGCCCAGCGAATACGCCCAGGAGGGAACCGACTGCCATGAGCTGTGCGCTTATAAAGTGGAAGAAGCCCTCGGCCGCAGGGTGAAGGACCCTACGGAGAACCTGACCTACTACTCCCAGGAGATGGAGGACTGCGCCGATGGGTACTGCGTCTTCGTAATGGAGGAAGTGGCAAAGGCAAGGGAACACTGCACCGATCCGCTGGTGCTTGTCGAACAGCGGCTCGACTATTCCCGCTATGTGGGGATCGAGGGCAGCTTCGGCACTGGGGACTGTGTCATCGTATCGGATGGGCTTCTCCACATCATCGACTACAAGCACGGGCTTGGCGTCCTGGTGTCAGCGGAGAAGAACAGTCAGCTTTCCTGCTATGCGCTGGGCGCCCTCGACCTGTTCGATGGCATCTACGATATTGCGCAGGTCAGCCTTACCATCTACCAGCCACGACGGGAAAATGTCAGCACATACACCATGAGCCGGGAAGAACTTCTGGCCTGGGCTGAGACCGTGCTTGCCCCTGCCGCAAAGCTGGCATACGAGGGCAAGGGCGAGTTTAAAGCCGGGAATCACTGCCAGTTCTGCAAGGCAAAAGCTACCTGCCGCAAACGGGCGGAATATAACCTGGAACTGGCACGGTATGACTTCGAGATGCCCGCGCTCCTGGGAGATGATGAGGTCGCCGCTATTCTTACCAAAGCGGACGAGCTGGTCTCCTGGGCCGGGGACATCAAGGACTACGCCCTGCAGAAAGCCCTGTCCGGGACGAAGTTCACAGGATTCAAAGTGGTCAAGGGCCGCTCCAACCGGAAGTACACCGATGAGGCCGCAGTCGCCAAAGCGGTCGAGGATGCCGGTTACGAGCCTTATGAGAAGAAACTGCTGGGCATCACGGCCATGAGCCAGGCCCTTGGCCGGAAGAAGTTTGAAGAGCTGCTCGGCGGCCTTGTCTACAAGCCGCCCGGCAAACCCGTACTTGTGCCGGAGAGCGATAAGCGCCCGGCCATGAACACAGCCATTAACGATTTCAAAGAAAATGAGGAGGACAACAACTATGGCAAAGATCGTAAATAAGACGAAGGTAATCACCGGCCCCAGAACCCGCTGGAGCTATGCGAATGTCTGGGACCCCAAGAGCATCAACGGCGGCACGCCCAAGTACAGCGTCAGCCTGATCATCCCGAAGTCCGACAAGAAAACCGTGGAAGCCATCAAGGCGGCGATCCAGGCGGCCTATGAGGAGGGCGAGTCCAAACTGAAGGGCAACGGCAAGACCGTCCCCGCGCTCTCAGTCATCAAGACCCCGCTGCGTGACGGCGATGCGGAGCGCCCCGATGATCCGGTCTATGCGGATGCGTACTTCATCAACGCCAATTCCGCCACCGCCCCCGGCATCGTGGATGCGGACCTGAACCCCATCCTGGAGCGTTCCGAGGTGTACTCCGGCGTGTACGGCAGGGCCAGCATCAACCTGTATGCCTTTAACTCCAACGGAAACCGGGGCATCGCCTGCGGGCTGAACAACCTGCAGAAGATCTCTGATGGGGAGCCGCTGGGCGGCAAGAGCCGTGCCGAGGATGATTTCTCCACCGAGGATGACGATGATTATCTTTCCTGAGACAACACAGGGCGGCAGTCACCGCTGCCGCCTGCCCATTCAAAGAAAATGCGAGGTAAATGGATATGACAGAGCTTTATGAGTTTGCAAAACAGTTTGATGTGATCGTGATTTTCATTCTCCTGTACGGATTTGCCGTCGGCAGCATCGTGTACTGGATCACCGACTTCCTGCACTGGTGCTGGACAAAGTTTAAGAAACACAGGGAGAAAAAGCGCCAGGCGGCAAAACAGCCGGAGGAATAAGCAATGCGCACCGGGCGGCGGGAACAGCACTCCTGCCGCCTGTTTCTTATGGAGGTAAAACACATGGCAATCCACACCCTATCAATCGACTTGGAGACCTTTTCCGATGTCGATCTGAAAAAATGCGGCGTGTATAAATACGCCGAGTCCCATGATTTTGAAATCCTGCTCTTCGGCGTGTCCGTGGATGGCGGCGAGGTCACCGTATATGATCTGGCGTCCGGCGACATCGTACCGGAGGAGATTATCAAAGCCATCTCGGATGATTCCGTAATCAAGTGGGCCTACAATGCGTCCTTCGAGCGGGTCTGCCTTTCTGTCTGGCTGCGCCGGAACTATCCGCAGCACTTCTCCTCCTACAGCATAGAGGGAGATACCGTCTGGAACTACCTTGACCCGTCCTCCTGGCGCTGCTCCCTGGTATGGGGCGCGTACATGGGGCTGCCCCTCTCTCTGGAGGGGATCGGCAAAGTCCTCAAGCTGGAAAATCAGAAGATGGCTGAGGGCAAGGCGCTCATCCGCTATTTCTGCGTCCCCTGCAAGCCAACCAAAGCCAACGGCGGCAGGATGCGCAACCTCCCAGAGCATGACCCGGTAAAATGGTCAACCTTTATTGCATATAACAAGCGGGATGTGGAAACTGAAATGGCGATCCAGCAGAAGCTGTCGAGGTTCCCTGTGCCGGATTTCCTGTGGGAGGAATACCATCTCGACCAGGAGATCAACGACCGGGGCATACAGCTTGACATGGTACTGGTGGAACAGGCCATCGCCATCGATGAGCGTTCCAGGGAAGAACTCTCTGCAAAGATGCGGCAGCTCACCGCCCTGGAAAACCCGAACTCCGTCCAGCAGATGAAGGAGTGGCTCACAAAACACGGCCTTGAGGTGGACTCCCTGGACAAGAAAGCCGTGAAGGAGCTACTGAAAACCGCGCCGCCGGAGCTTGCCGAGGTGCTGGAACTGCGCCAGCAGCTTGCCAAATCCTCTGTGAAGAAGTATCAGGCGATGCAGAACGCCGTATGCACGGACGGCAGGGCGAGAGGGATGTTCCAGTTTTACGGCGCAAACCGCAGCGGCCGCTGGGCGGGCAGACTGATTCAGTTACAGAACCTACCGCAGAACCACATGGCACATCTGGAGGACGCGAGAAGCCTTGTCCGTTCCGGGGATTACGCCCTGCTCTCTGCACTGTATGACTCCGTACCGGAAGTCCTGTCGGAGCTCATCCGCACGGCGTTTGTGCCGAGGGACGGATACAAATTCATTGTTTCCGACTTCTCCGCCATCGAAGCCCGTGTGCTTTCGTTTTTGGCCGGCGAGTCTTGGCGGCTGAAGGTCTTTGCGGAAAACGGCGATATCTACTGCGCCAGCGCCTCCGCCATGTTCCATGTGCCGGTGGAAAAGCACGGGCAGAACGCCTATCTGAGGCAGAAAGGCAAAATCGCTGAACTGGCTCTCGGATATGGCGGATCGGTAGGCGCCCTCAAGTCGATGGGCGCACTGGAAATGGGGCTTGCCGAGGAGGAACTCCAGCCCCTTGTGGATGCGTGGCGCACCTCCAATCCGAACATCGTACAGCTTTGGTGGGACGTGGACAACGCCGTAAAAACCACCGTCCGCCAGCGGCTGGACACGGAAACGCACGGTATCCGGTTCCGTTACCGCAGCGGGATGCTGTTCATCATTCTGCCTTCCGGCCGGCAGCTCTGCTATGTGAAGCCGAAGATGGGAACAAATAAATTCGGCGGTGAATCCGTCACCTATGAGGGCGTCGGCAGCACAAAGAAGTGGGAGCGCATCGAATCTTACGGCCCGAAATTCGTGGAGAACATCGTCCAGGCCATCTCCAGGGATATTCTCATGTACGCCATGCGGACGCTGTCCCACTGTTTTATCGTCGGCCATGTCCACGATGAGCTGATCATCGAGTGCAGTGTGGACGTATCCCTGGACGCCATCTGTGAGCAGATGGGAAGGACACCGCCGTGGATCAAAGGTCTGAATCTCCGGGCGGACGGCTATGAAACCATGTTTTATAAGAAGGACTGAAAAAGGCGGTGCCTATCGTGATGATAAGCACCGCCCACTTTTTAACGGTTGAAAATGTCCTTTACCAGCGGCTGCACCAGGCTGCGGATTTTTTTAATGTCATCCGACACCGTCCGCTGCTTGATGCCAAGCTCGTCCGCCATTTCCTGCTGGGTGGCTCCGTCATAGAGCAGACGGAAGATCCTGCCATACTTGGGCTTTATCTCGCTGAGCATGGCAATCAGGTCTTCCAGGATTGTTTCATAGATAACATCTTCCTCAAACGATCCCTCTACGGCCGGCTCCGCACCCTCATCCATCAGTACGGAGAGGGAAGCGGGCTTATTCCGCTCACGGCTGGCCTCCGAGAAGTGCTTGCACTCCTCACAGCGGTTGCTCTCCGGGCAGCGGATGAGTCGGTCGTTTTTGCCTTTGACCATACAGCGGCCATCCCGGTCTTCCCGTTTGATTTCCGCCCAGATCGGCGCCATATACGCCCGATACTCCTCTTCGGTCGCATCGACCATGACTACCCTGCATTTGCGGTTTCCGATGCGGTGCCAGGTGACGTCTTCCGGTTTGAAGCCAAAATCATGGATGACCTCGTCCGTTACCACCATCGGGATTTGATACTGCTTGTCTTGTTTTTTACTCTGATTTACTTTCATTTCGTGTCCTTTCACCGCTCATCGAGCGGTGGACACGAAGAAAGCCGGCGTATCTGATGACACACCGGCCCCGGCAGCCTTGTGAGGGCATGGCAAGAAAACGGTGGACATCGGATTTTCCTGAACCAGCGCAATAACGCCAGTTTCAGACTTCCGTATGTATCCACCGCTCTGCTTAACGCGCGTACTTCACAAAGCGGATTTGATTTATTTCAAAGGTGTTCCCTTTGATAATTCCATTTTAGCCGCTTTACGCAGGACACGGAATTGTAAGCACATTTCCATGTTTGACGCCTAAAACCCCTGAAAAAAGGCAAAAAAATAGAGCCATACATGACTGCTAAGGTCATATATGGCTCTATCAGGCGCTTTTTATATTATTTTGAGCATGGTAATCGGATTTCCATGTTTTTAATGTCGGCGAGAAAAATTTCAGAGTGAATTTCCCCACGCAGGTACCTCTCCTGCTTCAAAGAAGTTCTAATGCTCTTTTATACAACTGATCCAACTCACATCCGCAGTTCCCACATTCTTCATCCGCCTGTTTGATTGCTGATACCAAAGTGTCTTTATTGGATTTTCCGTCCAGCCATTCCCGCGCCGGGTCAGCTATTAAGTCCCAACCTGACGCAGCAAATTTCTGCATGATAGTTTTCAATTCCTCCATAAGCGTTCTCCCTTCGCCTTGCCTTTATTCCAACAGGATATTACTCCTCCGCTTTCCGGATCGGGTGGCGCACGACCGTTTTCAGCCTACTCACATCACATTTTCTCGGATCGCTCAGATAGATTTCATGATGGTATCTTGTATCCGTAATATCCAGTTCGTAGCCATTTGCTTTCATATAGTCGTGCATTAAATCAACGGTGGCAGGCTCGTCGTCATAAGAGCCGATGTGCATACACTGAACGCATAAACCCTCGTCATATGGGAAAAATGCAACTTTTGAAAAATCCTGTTTTTTCTTTTTCGTTGCTTCCTGAGTTGCCCACTCAAAATCTTCTTTCGTTACGAAGTCCGGAAGCCGGATCATGGAGATAAAGTGCATATCTTCTTTTCTGGCATAGTCAAGACCTTCTGTATTTTCCTGCCACCAAAGCCCTTCAAGGGGTGGCACTACATACTCAAAGAAGCCCTCGATTTTATGAGTTCCCTTGTAGCTCATCTTTATGGTAAAGGCAATTCCATATAACAAGCCGATTGAGCTTTTATACTCCCCGTTTTCCTCATTTGGATTGCCTTTTCCCCGGACTGCGATGTAGTTCATTTTCGGAATCTCTATAATACCAGGCTTGTTCTTCGGCATATAAAATTCCTTGTATTCTTTCTTGTAATCAAAAGCCATTTTCTT